TAAGCATCTTACTGCACCGCCAAGAACGAGTAAACGCTCTGCTTCCTGCGGAAAATTAGTAACTGTACTTCCACCATGAACTATAGCTGTACTACCGTCTGATGTAGGTATCTTAGGTACATAATGTAAAACTCCTGCAGTAGCACCGCTTCCCGCAGTTCCATTTACCTTAACAACCTCATCTTCAATATAATAGACCGCATCTGTATCGCTTGCCGCATATATAGATGCAGTATCATTGTATTTTGCTTTCTGGATAGCAGGTATTTCTCTAGCTGGTAAGTCATCTTTATCTACCGCAAGAACTCTTTTACCTGCAGTTGTTAATCCTGAGGAAGAAACTGCTGCTGTTTTAGCAACAGCTAATAGTTTTTGAGGAGGAAGCGTACTAATTATCTCAGCACCTATATCCTGTATAGATGTTGAAATAAGATCGTCATCACCAACTGATCCGATTAAATCTTCTATTTGTGTTTTAAAACTCATCCTGATATTGCCACTTCAGTAAATGTTGTTGCTGTATTACTAACTGTTGAAAAGGTTGTTGTATCAACCCACTCTAATGGTAAACTACTAGATGCTACAAGAGAATCTTCCCAATTAGTAGCCGTAAGGTCTTCCCAATAAAAATTTTCTGGTAGTACTAAAGTAAAAGTTGTACCATCTGCATCTATTGTTACTTCTGTAAAAGCCATTAGTAATCATATGGGATCACTGAATAAGCAGTTCCATCCCTTCCTTTATTTGCATATTTCTTACCTTCTCTAACATCATCATTAAACAAACTTCTGAAGTAACCAGCTTGTCTAATTAATTGGGGTTTTAACTCGTACCCCTTTGCTATTGCGTAATTCGCCAATGTTTCATGAAATTCTGCTGGAATAGCTGGAGATTCAGCCATAGCAATGCCAGTTCCAGATGCAACAAAATCTTCATCCAGTTTTACAGCATGAACATTAACTGTCTTTACTTCAGATACAGATGTATAACTTGTAGTATTGTCTGTAGTTGTACGCTTTGCAATTGCTATTGCATCACGCTCTATCCACCATACGTGCTTTAAAGCACCTGTTCTAGCATCATCAGCCATTATGCATCCGTATCTATTTTTTCAGGCGGAACAGCCAATCTGGGTATTTCATAATTATCATAATCTACTCTTGTAACTTCTAAAATATCATCATCAAGATTGTAATAACGCTGATCTGCAACAGTTGGAAATGTGTACAACTGATTCAAAATTCGTGTTTTTCTACAGAACTCGTCTAATGCGCGGTTTAGATACAAACGTATCTGAGTCTCACCCAATTCAGGATGATGTTGCTTAACGAGTTCTATTAATTGTTTCTGTGTCATAATGTTAAATCAGAGGGGCATTACGCCCCCCTGATTCGTTTATTTGGGTATTAGCCTGAATGCTCACCACCTGCATCTGCAACAACTGCATGAGTTACGTAATAGTTTGAACCATCACATAAAACTTCAATCCAGTCACCGACAGTTGCATTACTGGCATCGAAAATAACTTTATCAGAATCAGCAGTAATTACTGTATTCGTATCGCCCATTTCTATGCCAACCATCTTATCCGCTGTGCCACCAATGATATCAAAATCATTAGCACCTGCAGTACCTAGAATAAACTTTGCTGTCCATCCCTTAGCAGTTACTGCCGGTATAGTGATATCATAAGCAGCTGCCTGTGAGCAAATGAATACTTTACCACTATCTGCAACACCAAGCGTTTTTGTTTCAGCAAGAGCTTCCACACCTGCACCCGAACCTCCTAGATAAGGTCTAGCCATAATTAACCTCCCTTAACTAATCTGGAATAGTTTATGACTCTCAATCAGTGTTACGCCAATACCTTCATCAGAAAAATACTGATCTTTTACACCATCGTAAGCATCATCTGTTAAGATGTTTGCCTGGAACTTTGGCGCACGGTATTGTGCATGAAACAGATTCTCATCAGATGTAACAAGCATTGTCTTGTTATATGTCTGACGTAAAGCTGGAGTTGGAATCAATTGCAATGCTCCATGAGGCGTTTCAAGAACCCGGTAATTAAAACCGAGAGCATCACGCTTCATATCGCCAAGGCTTACTGTCCAACCAGAGTTACCTGCCATACCTGAAGAACCAGCCATCTTAGACCAGTAGCTTAAAGCTCCTGCTCCGCAGAAAGCACGCTTAACACCAGCTTCTGGAACATACTGGAATACTTTTTCCATATCGTCCACAAAGTCGCCATATCCATAACTTGCTTCAGTTATAGTAAAACGACTCTGATCTGCTCCAGATGAATCACCATGCTTTTCAATCGCAGGGATAATACCCATTGTTGCACGAACTTGATTGCTGTTTGCATCTGTAAGATCATCATCTGAGAAAGCACCAGTGATATTGATTGGAGAACGGCCAAATAGAAACGCACGTTCCTTTTGGATCTTATGTTCCTGTGATTTCTGATCACGCAGTCTTGCTAATTCAGATGATTCGCCACGCAAAGCAGCTTGCAGGATTGTTCCTGTGATCTGCAAAGGTGTTTTGAATATCTGACATTGGTTATAGACTACTGCCAGTTCATCAGCCCATGCGGTTCCAGCTACTGTACCTTCACCGTATGCACTACCAATTACTATCAAGTAATCTTCATCTGCACTTGTAATAGTACCAGTATCGTTCATGTTCTTTACGCTGAAGTTTGCACTTGAACCACTACCTGCTACCGCAGTAATCAGAACTACACCTTTTTTAGTTGATCCTGGGGTTAATCCATCCCAGACCTCACAAGTTAGTCCGATCCAGCTATTATAAGCATAGTCTCCGCCTTCGCCTTCCATCCCAACTGGTGTACCAGATTTTACAACCCAAGTATCTGCAGCATTATCAACAGCACTTGCTACTGCTGTTCCTACTTGAAAATACTGTTTTACCCATGGATTACGATGCTCGAACATTTTAAACTGCGGATCAGCCATACCTGAAACGGTATTTTGATTGGCGATTACAGTCGTAAAAGGCGAAACATCAGTCCATAGCTCTTTGACTACGTTTGGACGAATATAAAAATCTCGTCTATCCGTATATAGGACCCCACTTGAAGTGAGGTTCTTGGCATTACTTGCCATATTATTTACCCTCCTAGACCCTCTTTAGGGTCATTAGTTAAACTCGTTTATTCTGCATTAAGCCAAGGTTAAACAAATCCTCATCAGTATACTGGGGCTGATTCTCCCCTCCTCCGACACTTGCCGGTGGGGGAACTGCAACCCTGTTCTGACGATTCTTCATCATTTCAGCTTTCTGCCTTGTATCCACCTCAGCCGTACTTGGAGCATTCCTGAGTCTATCTAAGGCAACTAAATTTTCAAGAGATATACTATCGGGTGATGAGTAATATTGAATAAACTCAGTAGCCCTATCCGGGGTATACCCGTAATTCTCTGTTAAATTCACCTGCATAGCATTGCGTTGTTGCACTGCCATTGCTTCTTGTTGCTGTCTCTCCTGCAGTTGATACTGCTTGTCCGCTTCAGCAATTCGATGTGTTTCCATGTTTTCTTGATATGTAACCAAGTCTTCACGGTAATTATCTAATGCATCACGATACTTGAAACTAGACGAATCAGGGTCCATATATGCCTCTGATGAATCGTAATTGGACGGTTTACTAGGACGTTCGGGTTTCTTTGGCGATCCTTGCGATTCGGGTTGACCGGCAACCGCTTGGGCATCACCAGAGAGTGATCTTGCAACATTATCGAGAACCCAAGGATTTTCCTGAATATGCTTTGCGATAGGCTCTACATTTTCAAGTTCTTTCACTTTCTGCTCCATTCTGTTGTACTCACTCGCCTGTTGGTCATATTTACTCTGCCAATATTCGTAGCGTTGTTCCTGAGATTGTCCAGGTTCTGCTACAGGCTGCGAATCCGCGGCCTCTTCTGCCACATACATCCCGCCCTCTGGATTGAGGTTTGGATCAAATGGCTCTAATGCGTCAGTGGTTTCAACTGCGCTATCGTTTGTAGTTTCCTCAGCAACGATGTTTTGTACTTGTTCTTCCATGCTATCTCCTTCCGATTTGTCTAACTGACAGCAACCGGTGTTTGGTTTTCAGCTTCCGTTTCCCGTTCCATTTTCAGTTGATCATTTAATCGAGCTTCAAACAATTCAACCGCTTTGGCTGTCTTGTCATTTGCTCTTCCCAACTGACGCTTAAATTTTTCTATTTCGACCCGTTTCTTATCATGTACGCTTTCACGTTCTGATGTTTGCAGATCGCCTTTAACTTTCTTTAATTCTTCCTGCAATTGCGATATCATCTGCTGTTGCTGACCTATAATTGCAGTTCTTTCCAGTACACCCTCAGTATCGGCTACTTCTGTTTGCTGAAGTACTTCTACTTGGTCAATTATTCCTTTTTCATACAAAGTCATGTAATAATCAAATCTTGCCCAACGGTTAGACGGCAAAGTAGAACCGCTTACTACAATGAGATCATATTTGCCAATAGTGACATCATTAACCCTGCCCACGATCTCGCCAGTAAAATCGTCATATACTGGTCTATTTAAAAGCGCTTCACTTGTTCTGCCATCTGGTTTCATAAGGCTAATCACCTTCTCATCCGTATATGTCTGCTGTATTAACTGAACGACAACCCTACCTACCTGATTTAGCATTTCATCTATATCATCCAGCTTGGACTTGATTCTCCGCTGGGCATATTCATCAATTGCAACTGTACCTTTATAAGTCTGAGGTGCAGCACTAGGATCACCCTGAGATAGTGGATGTATCCCTAAAATCTGGTAGATACTTGATTTAGCATCTTCTTTGTTTTTATACAGTTCATTAGGCAACGGTATGGGACCAGCAACAATAGGCTGACCTAATTCCGGGTCATATTCGATAACTCCAGTACCAGCCCTGCTCCATTCTTCCTCTAATTGTTTTCTGTCCATTGACCCGCGAGGAATTAATAGCTTGGTATTGGTAGAACTTGATGCATGGGCAATAATCAGAGATGTAAGCTTATTTATATATTCCTGTATTGGTTTTACAAACCGAACATCACTCATAGGATAAGGATTCCTATTATGGCGGTTCATAAGAGGTACAATCGGATAATCGTCTATATCCATGATAGAATTATCAATCAATAGTCCGCCAATAGATAATACACGCTTAATCCTGTCTACTATAACCTGATTTAAGATAATTACCCCTTCATCAATCATTTCGCTATTGGTGACTGGTGTAAGTTTTGTAGTAGAACCCGGGATGGCCCCTTCATGCTCTTCCCCCGGCATTATTGTTGGCTGACCCGTTACCGGATCTTGCATCATATGATAAACACCGCCTGTAGATTCATATATTTGAAGAAGTTCCATTACCGCCCTGTCTTCAGTTACTGGTTTTACACCTTCAGCGGTTTCCATAAATATGGCTGGTTCCTGAACAAATTCCTCAAATCCCTGTTCATTCATTATATTCTCTTCACCAGTAAGGGAATCAAGTATATGGAAATAAGGAAGTTTTACTTTTTCATAACGGTCTATAATTTCATAATGCTTATAATATCCATCACTGTCTTCAGTAGGACCGATTTGCTGATCTTCTGATCCGTCACGGGATGTGGCTGGATATCTGTTATTACCGGAACAAGTCATCATTTGGTCAATCTTATCTGCAACCGATGGAAATACAGTCTTTATCTGCTCATCTGTAATTCTCTTTGCGACAATCATACAGGCAGCATCACGGGCAAATGGGTCTTTTGCATTAGGGTCGAGATATAGGTCAAGGGGATCAACATTCTTTATCTTAATCTCACTTCTGCCAAAATCAGCCATGCCATCTACATATGTCTGCATGACCCCCATGCCTTTTACATAGTAATCATCAACAACCTGTTTTAACTCAACACTCCCATTTGATATATCCCATATATATGCCATAATATCTGCAAATATTCTACCAACCTTATTATCGGAATCATCTCTTCCTGCAGATTGGAATTTTGGTTTGTTTGCAGTAAGAAGTGCTTTTGCCTGTTCTACTGCTGGATATATGATATTATCTACAATTGGAACCTGAGAACGCTTAGAAAGTATATTTTTGTGTTCAGCCTTCCATTGCTGGTTATTACGGAACTCATCGTCTTCCATAGCCTGTGTAGACCAGGTTGCCCTGCCCTCATGATAATTATCCAATAGGCGTTCGGATTTCTTTACTTCTGGATGCTTTTCAATTGCCATATGGTATGTGAGATAACATTGTAGGCTTAACTATACAATATTGCACATTATTGGGGATGATTTTAAGAAGTTGAGCTTCCAGCTCTCAACCCCCTTTATTAAGCTATTTGCCAGTCACCAAATAAATTGTATCGTTTTTTGGTAAGTAGTGGAACATCTTCTACTTCATGATAAGGTGAGTATGATCCCTTATTAGCATAATAAAGCCCATCTAATAAGTCATCATGCTTGCCTCTTGGGAATAACAGGAGTTCATCCATCAGTTCCTGCTGATCTTGATGTATGTACATTTGTTTTCTTGCAAATATTGGCTGAAGAGACTCCAGCCTGTTGCTTTTAGAGTTTCTGGGGTTTTCTCTTATATTGAGGCCAGGTATAAACATATTCTCTTCTTTTGAGCGTTTAATCACATATTCACGAAGCATCTCCTGATATCCAACAGATTCAATACGGGTCTTCTCAGATCGGTAACGCCTGTAATTATTTACAATTGCCTCTGCAAGGTCTAGGGGTGTTGCATGCTTGCGGTAGTAAGGCAGAGAGAAACGCCTGTTTTCGTTATCTACTGCTAAATTATATATTACAGAATAATCTGCGGTTTTCTTTACACTCGATGCAGGATCTACCCCAGTAAACACATTTATAGGAATCACATCTTCACATGAGACACCATCCAATGTTTTTAGCCTCAAATAGCTATTATCGTTCTTTCGGAAGAAATCTCCCTCATAGAACCTGAAATCATCCGCTTTAAAGAGCTGATCTTCATCTCCTACGATTTCACAGGCATATTCACGGTAAAACACCGAAAGTCGGTTAATAGACTCCAATTCCTTCTTTTTTTCAAGAAGTTTGTCAATTCCCCACCATTCTTCCCATAATGCCTTATTATTCTCGAAATCTGGCTTAAACACCATATTATCCCAACCGTGCATATCTTTCAGTGTCTCCACTAAGCACCTTTGGTGCTGAGGAGTGCCAATTATGACAATTCTCCCTTTTCTGGGGTCAAGTGACGGTACTGCACTCTGTAATAGCCATCTAAGGTTATTTTCCATAGCTTCTGCAGTTTTGGTATTATTTTCATCTTCGGGGTCATCTACAATAATAAGTGTAGGTCTTTGGTTGCCTACCTTGATTCCTCTGATCTGCTGGCCTGTTCCCTTACAAATAATCATAGAACCGTCTTTTAGCTCTATTTCTGATTTTGACCAGCTTTTAGCACTATGCTGACCCCAGTAACCGAACAATGACCTAAATGTATCCGAATAGTCCATAGTGTCCTTTAAGAGCCCTAAAAGCTTTACTGCATGATCCTG